CACCTACAGCACCCCTTTATTTTCAGTTGCTTTAGCTGCTGCTTCTTTTTTAAGTTGATCGCCCTGTTCCGGGGTAATTTCACCAGCTTTAATTTTAGCATCTATGACTTGCAATTCACTTTGTTTTTCTTCTTCAGCTCCAGTATAGCCTTGGTAGGCTGTGTACGCTCCCATACCAACAGCTGCAGCAGCACCTAAGGCCTTACCTCCCGTGGACCCAGCAAAACGAGCAAGTTTACTACCCAAGGAAGCAGCTTTACCTGTTTGACGGCCTGCACCTCGTTTATTTCCTAGTAAGTCCATAGCACCAGAAGCCAGGTCTCCTACTAATGACCTTTTGTCTTCTTTTTCTTCTTCTTTAGCTTGTATAGGTGCTTGATTAGAAGGAAGCTCAGCTGGTGTTTTAGGTACAAGAGAATCTCTTATCTGCTGTAGAGTTTTAAGTTGCTCTTTTGTAGTTTCAAGTAGTTGTTTGGATAACTCTAAATCTTGCTTTGAAGTATCTGCTATTACTTCTTGTGATGTGGTAACATTATCAGATTCTGGGTTTGTAGGGGATTCAATCTTCTGTCTATCACTGGATATCTTTTGTTCACGTTCTTTCTTTTCAATTTCTTTTGGAGGGGTCTGAAACATTCCGTATCCAGGCTTTTCAGACAAACCATCAGTCATAAAATACTTAAACCCAGAAGTTAACTCCTTTATAACCCTATGATATTTGGTTTCTTCTATTTTAGAATTTTTTTCTATAACTTTAGTATTGTCTTTATTACTTACATCAGTAGTGTTTTTTTCAACTGCACTTACGTTATTAGAAGTATGGTAATATCTTTGTTTATTAATTACCTCACGGGTAGGCTTAAGATTAAGAACGTTAGCTTCTTTTACCCGCTTACCTTGACCGGCTAAACGATTAGCTGCCGTTTCAAAATCAACATAACCACCCTTTTTAACTGCCTTACCAGATACATCGCTGGTAAACTCTCTACCGCTTAAATTACGGTATTGTGCGCTTTCTTTATCATACTCTAAACTACCTTCGGTGAGCTTTCTTATTAGTGAGAGCTCTTCTAAAGCTTTCTTAAGTATTTCAATTTGATTTTCATTACTACTAGCAAGCTGTTCAATATCATAGCCAGAAAGAGATTTACTGATACCTTGTAAATTGTTATTAGCCTGGTCTAACTGCTCTTCTCTTTTGTTATTATCATCCCCAGCAATTTCACGTTCAGTTTTAAGTTGCAAAAGAGTTGTAGCCAGTAGCTGGTTGTTTTGCTTTTGTAGTTTTTCTAAAAACTCTCTAAAACTGGTATCATTTTTTGAAGGGGCTTCCATATGACTCCGTTATAAATGCTTGGCGTTTTGCTGTAACATTTTTAGTTTTTCGTTTTCCGTTTTAATGTAATCTACCAGTAATGCTACGTAAACTTCCCTTTCCCAAGGCATCATATTTTCTAATTCTGCTAACTGATATTTGTGATGTTGCATTAGAGAAAAATTCAAAGTAAAATAATTCATTAGCGAATCTTGAGAAAGGGTTATACGAAAAAATTTTGTAAACCTTCCAATCTGGATACATTATGTTTACCACATTGAGTGCAATCGGTTTCTATAATCTGAACAATTTTAGGCGAAGAAGTGAAAAATTCTTCAATCTTATCAAATTGTTCTTTAGTCAACGAATTTAAGAATGTATCTAACTCTTCTTTGGTTTGCTCATTAGCATCCCAGTAATTTTCAGAATCGTAAATACCTCTTATATTTTTTGCTACTAAATTAAAAATTTGTTCTTGATTTTGTTTAGAAAATATACTAATTACGTCATCAATTTTTGGGTAGTTAAATTCTATTCCTACTTCATCGGTTAATTTTATTTGGTTACTGTGATTAGGTTTCTTTTCTACTATTACATTTTCAATACTAAACGAAGTTTCAATTTTATTACCGCACTCGCAGTTAACAATAACCTCTACATTTTCCCCTATAGATTTTGATCTAAGTTTTAAGAATACATATTCAATATCAAAGTGGGGTAGTTCTTTTACATTAAGTTTATTAAAAGTACAGACATCTACCAGGTCTTTAATTACACGACTTACCTCTTGTTCATCAGCATCCGATAAAGTGAGTAGTATTTTATGTTCTTTTACAAGAAAAGGTCTAAATTTAACTTTTTTATTTGTCGACGGTAAAGTTAATTCATAAGTAGGTACATTAAGTACGGGTAATGCCATAATAACTCCTAATCATTAAGCAGCAGGGGGTAAACTAGATCCCGGTTGGGTAGATAGAGAGCCCTCCGACCAGTACCATTGTTTGTATTGAGGGGGAGGTCTTACATCTAAAGATGGAAGCTGAGGTGTAGTTATAGATTTGGGTAGGATCTCGGGCTGTTTTTGTACTACGTCCTTCCAGTATCGGTATGCAAATAAAATAGCTAACCTATGAGTTTGATTAGAGGAAGCATTGTTAATCTCCATTATATTCATATTACGTGGAAATGCTTCAAGGATTTCTATCTCATGTGTAACATTATTCTGCTCATCTAATTGACTAACAAAGATACTGGTAATGTAATCTTCTTGATAACCTACAGTAAAGTCAAATGGATTAACTATTAAATGCATCCAGTCTTCAAAAAATCTCTTAACTACCATGGTGCTATCTACATGAAAAGTCATTGCAATACCTTCCCCACCATACTCAGAAGTTATAGGTCTTTGATAGGTAGGTCCAAATATTTTGTAACCTTTAGTAGCTATATTGAGCAGCGGGAATGAAGACTGTTCTAATAATAAACTAATATCTCCAGGCTTGGAATACTTAGAAAGCAGCCCCGGGGGAGGTGGTATAACAACCTCAAACCGATTAGTTCTTGCTAGCCCGTTGTTAAAAACCAGCGATTTAAATTGCTCAAGATTAAAATTAGAGGTTGCCATTAGTATTGTTTTCTTGATTCTTTCCAAACATGCTGCTTAGTTTTTTTCTGAAATCTTTCAACCGGTAGTAGAGAAGCAGTAGTCCAATCCGGGTATTGTATTTGTAAAAATCTAGAATTTAAATATTCGTAAAGGTAACGTTTAACACACGGCTTTATGGAGTCATATTTGGAAGAACTGTTCAGCACACTCCAACTTAATTGAAGCTTGGTACCTTCTGTTTTAGTTTGGTCTGTTGCTAGGTCGTGTAAGTAACCAAGCAGCTTGAATCTTTCCCCGTAGGGTAGGTAATGAATATTCATACCAAAGAACCCACCAGGTGTTTGTCTAAAAGGTATAACTAAAGGAAATTGATCCCAGTAAGGTAGAGTTTCCTTGTACTTAGCTTCATAAAGAAACATATACATATTACCAGGTATTACCCGGGTTACTTGTTCTGGTATTTGACTTAACAAACGTTCAGGGGTTAACCCAGTCAAAGTACGTACCTGATTCTTATACCAGGTTAACGATTTATTTTGACTGCCGGCCTGTTCTCTAATGTTAAAAAATGGGTTTGCCATACCTATATTTATCTACTAACTCCTAAATCCCTTTCTGTAAGAACCATAAACTTCATATTGCGTTCAATACAGAATTCTTCTGCAGCTTTCCATTTTGCTTATTAGTTCCGTACAGAAAAACTTCATCAATAAATTTTTTAGTTTGTTTTTTAGGTCTATCGGGGGGCTTAGTAAATTTTTCTGGTTTTATTTCAATTAAGTATTTTGTAATAATTCCATTTTTGTCTCGAACCTTGATATAAAAATCAACAAAATAACGGTGGACTTTGTTATCAACAGGAGACTTGTAAGGAATTACTATAGTTTCCGACCCCCATTCAAGTACGGAAGGGCTGGTATCACACCACTTCATGAACTTTAATTCCCAGGAAGATCTATAAATTACTTCATGCAAATTCCCTTTATATTTAAAGGGATTACATACACGATAACGGCCTTTGTATGTGGTCTTGTACATAATAGATAAATAATAAATTGTTAACTATTTATGGATAATAATGATAGACGATTTTATATCTTTACAGGACCAAGCACTTCGAGATAGAGATTCTATCACACCGGCTCTTGGTTTTGACAAGTATAATATTTCAACCACTACATATCCTTCAGATCTCGGTAGCCCAGATCTTAAACATTTTGTTTTGTTTAACATAAATGTGCGCGGTAAGTCAAAGTTTAAAAAACAAAATAACGATAAAATTATAGGTACTATTAAAAGAGATCCATCTTCAGCCCAGATAAGTCAGGAAGCGCTAAGTAGTTCAACATTATCCAATACTACCGGTGTAGCAGCGGGGGTGGGTGCTGGGGTTGCTACTACAGCTTTAGCTTCTAAAATAGCTAAGTCCATCGGTAAGACCGGATCTACGTCTCAGGTAGTCACCAAGGCTGCAGGTGCACTCGCAGGAGCTGTTGCAGGAATTGCTGTTGCTAATTCCCCTCTTTTACAACCAGATACTTTAGAACGTATTACCGATGCAATCGCACTTCATTTAGAATCTCCCCCTACTGTAAAATACAGTATGAACTATTCAAATAAAGATTTGGGTACTTTAGTAGGGTTATTAGGGGGGTTGGCTTCTTCTAAAGAAGGTCTGACCGGAGAAGCAGCTGCTGCATTTGGAATGGCAGCAGCAAAAGTTCCAGGTATGTTTGGTTTAACAGGTGATTTGTCTGCTGCATTAGGGGTTTCAGCTGGCGTGGCTTTAAACCCTTTTAAAGAGACTGTATTTGAATCAGTAGACTTTAGATCTTTTACCTTTAAATATAAGTTCATGCCTAAAAATTTACGAGAAACCGAAACCATTAAAAATATTATCCAAACCTTTAAATATCATATGCACCCAGAGATGTCAGAAAATAAAATATTTTTTATCTACCCGTCGGTATTTAATATTACCTATTATTTTGATAGTGCAGTGAATACTTATTTTCACCAATTTAGACCTTGTGTATTAGAAAGTATGGATGTAACTTATGGTGGTGAGCAATTTTCAAGTTTTAGAGATGGTCGTCCTACAGAAGTAAACATGTCATTGGTGTTTAGAGAAACAGAAATATTAACCAGAGAAAGTATTGAAAAGGGTTATTGATGTATTTCGATCATTTTCCTTTAACATATTATTCTCTCTACGATGATGTTAGTAATGTAAAAATAGTTACTAACATAACCACACGTGTTAGAATTTCAGATGAAGCTAAGAACAAAATAGCTATTTACGATGAGTATGATATTAGAGATGGTGAAACACCGGAGATTGTAGCAGATAGATTCTATAACAACCCGCAACTACACTGGATTATTCTTCACGTAAATGATATTTTAGATCCTAGATTCGATTGGCCTCTTTCAGTAAATAATCTATTAAAATTTTGCGAGGGTAAGTACACGAACGTTAATGGTACACATCATTACGAGGACAGCACCGGTAATGTAACTAACGGTAATGTAATTTTAACGTCGAGTTCGTCTTTTAATAATTTTTATGTAGGTAATGTGATTATTAATGATACCGGTAGCGGTACTGCTGTTATTACATCGAAATTATCTAGCTCTAACATTTTTATCTTAGCCACAGAGGGTGGATTTTCTGCCAGTGATAGAATAAGTCTTTATTCAAACGCATCAGTTAATGCTAACATTACATCTACTGTAACAGTATCAGGTACCCCGGTAACTAATTACTATTATGAAGATGTAAAGAATGAGAGTAAACGAAGAATACGTATTCTTAAAACAGCATACGTCAATTCATTAATAAATGATTTTAAAAATAAATTAGAGATTTAAATGGTTGGAGAGGAAGGGATTCAACGAGCCGGGCAAGTAGATATAAAAGAACTTAGCTTAATAAGCTCCGAAAATCAGATAATTTCTTTAAAGGATGGGTTTTTTTCAGAACTTCATTTATTTGAAGATATGTTTTTAAACTATATGCATGGCTATGTTTTAATAACAGATAAAAGAAATCTTATTCAAGAGCTAAACATACACGGTGAAGAATTTTTGAACGTCCAGTTTAAAACACCTTCATTTCCTGAAAAAGATATGGTAAGGAAAACGTTTAGAGTATATAAACTTACTGACAGAGAGATTGTTCAAGATACCAACACTCAAACGTATACGTTACACTTTATGTCTGTTGAAATGTTCAGCGACGTACTATTGCCTTTGTTTGGATCATATGAGGGTGATATTAAAGATGTTGTACAGACAATTTTTGAAAGTTTTATAGCGGAATCAAGAAATTACAATATTTCAATTGATCAAAAGGAAATTAAGGAGAATGAACAGCCAACAAATCTGATCATGTTAAATGAGCCGGCTAACCGAGTTAAATTTATATCTCCAGGCTGGTCACCATTTAAGTGTATAAACTGGCTGGCTTCTAAATCTATATCTAAAGATCTTACAGCAAAAAATTTTATTTTTTTTGAATCCAACAAAAATTTTTATTTTGGTTCAGTAGAAAGTATTTTTAAAGATGTAAGCGATAATAATCTCTTGATAGGAGAGTATACAATTTCTGTTTCTAATCTTGATAAAAAAGACCGTAATCGCGAGATGTTTTTAGCTAAAGATGTTAAGATGGTTAGACGGTTGATTATTTTAAAAA